CACATCTCGGCTTTCGGGTCTACGCCAAATTCTCTGGCGGCTTCGATCAGGCCTTTTTCTGATTTCGTCTTGTTCAGGAGGTCATAAGACAGCGCGTTCAAGCTGTAGGAGAACCTGTTTTCGTCTAAAAGCGACGCAATGAGCATCGTGTCGATGATCCGCCCCTCGACGGTAAACCCCATCTGCCTGATCCATCCGAGATCGTATTGGGCGTTGTGCATGATTTTGTCTGCGGGGCATTCAAAGACTTTTTTGAGCCATCGGTTGACGATCTTCTCATCAAGGTTACCCCCACCGAAGTGACGGATAGGGACATAACCGGACCATCCGTCCACCGCGACGGCATAACCGACGACCTCTCCATCGCCTGTCGGCCAGCCTGGTCCGTTGGATTTCAGGTTGGGGTCGCGCGTTTCGACGTCGATAGCAATTTTCGTCGCCGACGTTATGTCCGGCAGCTCAAGCGGCGGAACCCACTCACTTTTTGGCGGGAACATCGCCATTTGTAGTCGGGACATTGGCATCCTCAATGATTTGCTCCACGGGCCGTGAGTCGCGTTCTGCGATCTCTGCTCCGAGGGCCGTGTATCCAGCTTTATCGACCCATGAATCGTCGTGGTCGATAGTTTGTAGCAGTCGGCTTGTTTTAACCCAATCCATCATCAAGACGACATGCGCCGGGGTCAGGTCTCCATGTGTCTGCAAGGCCCCCTTGAGTATCACGTTCCAACCGTCCGCGATGCGTGCGTGATTTTGGTAGGCGTCTCCATAGTCTTTTGCTCGGTCGCCGTTTATTAGTTCCTTCGCCGCATCAAGCACCGCGTCTCTTTTCATCAAGCATCTCCTGTCGGGTTTAATGGATCGTCTGATTTAATGGACCTAACACAATCCAATCGTTGTCAGCTTCGGACCATTTTAATTTGAGACACGGGAGGTCCTGGTCTTTAATGAGGGGGTTCTCCCAATCCTCCTCCGTGATGAGTTCATCAGCCGGTTTTGATAGTGCCGCGCCGTATTCTTCTTCGACTTTTTTCAACATCTCGTTGTATTTTGTTATAGTAATCTTTGTCATAAGGCATAACTCCTCGACATGTCCTCGGCCTCGACAATAAACAGGTTCTGCTTAGTCCGAGTAACCGCGACATAAAAGACACGGTGCATGTCGTCCGGGTGAATACGCATCGCGTTATCTGCCGCAGGGCTCAGGTCCGTGAATAATACAACATTATCCGCCTCGCCGCCCTTTGATCCGTGAATCGTGCTTGCGGTTATCCGAGGTATGCCGTTAAATTTCTCGCCTCGCCGCAGCAGGGCGGTGACATAGGCTCGGTCGGTCTCCGGCAACTTATCTAAGGCCTCGGACCAGATCAGATTCTTGTCGGCGAGCAACCCGTGCTTTTCTACCAACTCGTCGAAGGTGACGAGGTCGGTGTCTTCGACCGCAGGCAATTTCTTAAAGCCTCTCGTAACGCGGGTACCGACGGACATGTGTCGGTATATCGTTCGCGCCGTCTTTCCTGAGATTTCTTTTCCTTTACGAACTTGCTCCCAGCCGTTAACGGCTTCGCTGATCTTTTCGCTGACGGACCTGTGGCCACGGTAGGTAAACAGGTATCCACCGGACTTGAGGTCTGACGCAACGGGCTGGAGTTGGTATCCCGCCTGCGATAAAATCAACCAAGTTCCCTTCGTCATATCAAGTGAGTTGATGGTGTTGATACGCGACACCTTGCCCGGCTCATCTCGCGGCTCATACCGCTTAGGGAACCGTCTCCCGATGCGGCGCACGACATTTTCAGCGATTGTGTGAACGGACTTAGGGATTCGGTAGGATTGAGAAAGGGTCTCCGAGCCTCCTGGCAAGTTGATAAAATGATCGACGTCGGCCCCCGCCCAGCGATAGATAGCCTGATCGTCGTCGCCCGCGCAGTACATCCGGGTTGAGTTGCGGTCTAAGATATGCGCGATGTCCCATTGGAGGGGAGATAAATCTTGAGCCTCGTCCAGAAAGCAGAGGTCGAAAGAAGGGCAAAATTTATCCTCGCCTCTGGCGAAGTGTTCGAGCATGTCTGTAAAATCGTACAGCCCCATTTTTTCTTTGTATTCTCTCAGGCCCTTGTCCACATATTTGACCGTGTTCCAATCGTAGTCGAGCGTGCTGCTGTTGTATTGGCTTCGCAGGTCTGTTTTTCTGAGCCGAGCCAAATTTATTAAATTCAAGATTGGGTCGCTGTTGGCGTCTAAACTCGGAGTGTCATCATCAATCGACGTGGTCTTCTGACTGCCAAAGGTCACACCAATGGCGCGGCCCAGCTCTCGATAATGTTCGTCCTGCATTACCTGCTCCCTTCGGATATCCGTCATAGTGAGGGCCAGGCTGTGCAGAGTCCTAAAAAAAACCAAGTCTTTCTTTGGGTCAAGATGGAACCGGTCTGCCGCACGCTCCCTGGCTTCATTGGCGGCTTTTCTTGTAAAAGCTAGGAAAGCGATCCTCTCCGGCGGGGTCCCTTTACCGAGAGCCTCATCAACCATGTTGAGCAGGGTTGTGGTCTTCCCTGTCCCGGGGGGCCCAAATATCCTAAACATTATTCCGCCTCTAAAATCCTTACGATCTGACGGATTCTCTCCCGTGAAAGGTCCATCCTCCGTCCTATCGCAGCGAGGGTCATACCGGTGAGATACATCTTATATATCTTCTGGTTTCTCGTGTGGTGGTTTGAATCGTTCAAAATGGGGCCTCCCTATTACTTCCGAACTGTCGCGCGTCGAGGTCTACCTCTGCGTTATCAAACGCGGGGATTTTCCAGACTCGGACAGATCGTCCTTTAATCTTTAAGACAACACTCTCCCCGTTAATATCCCGTAGTCGCTGGGCGATCCGATGGGATTTGTATTCAAAGAACTTATTCTTTTTTAGGTAGTTCTCAAAATCCTTTAGCCTAAAGAAGGTTATTCCATTCTCTTCGTCTGTCCACGGTCGGCGGAGCAGGATTTCCTCTTTGTCCTGCGCCTGCTGTAGATGACGACAGAACTCTTCCAGGTAGTCATAAAATTGCCCGCTTGTGCTGGCATCCTGAGCCACTTCGATGATCGCGCTCTCATTGTCTTTCATTTCATTCAGCAGGGTGCTGATACGACTTTCCCATTGCGGTTTAGCCACGGAGCGGGGCATTAAGTTTAACTGCTCCATGCAGTTTTTTTGAAACATAGTCTGGTTCATCAGGCTATCTGTGTCCATTTCCAGCGGTTCCCCGTTTACATCCATGAACCAGACGGGGGGCGTGGAGTTGTATTTTCGTAGGTTCGCTATAGCTGCTCCCGCCACAGCGGCCCCTACGCCAAATTTTCTTGTGCGACAGAGGTCCTTGTTGCAATGAGCATTGATCGGCGCATCGCTACATTTATAAGCGTAGTCTTTGCGCTCCATCTGTTTGGCAACTATATTTACTTCTGCGAGGGGCAGGGGCGGCGACAGGCATTCCATGTTGTATCGGAGTATCTCGGATTCCCAGCTATCTGGAAAAGCTTTTCGCAGATACACCCCGATGTTGAATAAGCCGTTGTTTCTGCCCCCTTCGCTGATGCCGGACTTGCAAAGTATCTGAAGGCATGGGGGCCCATCTTTTAATATATCGGTCTCGCCGCTGTCCACGACCTGTAACTTTACGACTTCCTCTGGGGTCTGTGCGTATTTATCGTAAATACTAAAAAACTCCTCCAGCGAGGCAGAGGTGCCGTCGTCTAGAAAAGCGTAACGGAGCCCGTTCTCATGGTCGAAATAGGGTAGATTTAGGAAGTTTCCTACGTCGCCTCTGTCGAGGTGTAGTTTGATTTGCTTCGGGAATATCTCGGACTCGCCAAAGCCGAGGGCCGCGGACATGTGTTGCAAGGCCCGCTGCATGTCCTTTGCCGACAGCCAATCCGTAGAAAAGAGAAAGCAGTGCGCTCCACCGGACTTCGAGCGACAAACAACCAGGGGTAGCTTTAGGCGTCTGATCTTTTCAAGCAGCAGCTTGTGGTCGAAGGGGTATTGGTCGATGTCTATGCAGCCCCACTTGCACATGTTCTTTTCGTTGATGGGGATGATTCCGAGGCCGCTACCCTTGCCGGATAGATGGTTCTCCCAAAGTTTCGCGGTCCGAGGTTCGCGTAAAACTCCAGCCTTTCCCCGAGCTTTTCCGTTAGCACCGGTATTCTCTATCTTAAAATATCCGTATGCTTCTTTCAGGCCGTCAAAGATGGCCTCGAATTTATCGACTGACATATGTTGTCCTCACACGGAAAACGGCGGGGCAACGAGCCCCGCCGCCGACGATTATCAGAACGGTGTGCTTCCACCGCTAGTTTCGTCGTCCGCATGTTTTACAACAACATCACCCGCTGTGATGCTGTCGGCGAAGCCCTTTGAACGAGTGTACAACGAAGCCTCTTGGATGGGTCCCTCGCATGACATTTCCCACCCGTGCCACGACCCTTTGGAGTTTTCTTCCGAGATCGTTTTGAGGTGATAGACATGTGAGAATCGGGGCGGCGTGAAGGGACCGTTTTTCCCCGACATGGACCGAGAGGCCATCATACTATTCCACTTACGCGACTTCTTAAGCTGCGTAGATTTCATAGCAATAAGTGCCGTCTCCAAAGACCCGTCTGCATTGATGAGTACGACGAAGTGCTGATGCGTTTCTTCTATGTATTCTCCGCTTCCGTCCACAACGTAGTCCTTGTTGTCTTCGGAAGACCGCTCAGTTTTTGGACGTGCCTGTCCCGGCTCGTAAATTGCCGTTGGTGCACCTGTTCCGCTGCCGCGCGGAACCCACTGAATGAATCTACGCTGGTAAGCGCAAGGGACCACTCGTATCCCTTCCTTACCTTTGTAGACCGACCCAGTGACAGTGTTGTAAATGTCACCTTTACGAGCCGTCTCGTTTTCATCAAGCACCGGGTCGTTGCCTGATAATACTTTCAAGAATGGTAGCGCCAAATCCTCTTGGCCCATATTGTCCATTCCGCGTCCCGCGTCCTCCTCAAAGATTGATGGATCGAAGGCTGAGACGTCTTTCTTGCCTGCTTTTTCTACTTGTTTGTCCGTCACTTGTTTGTTCCTTTAATAACTGCGCGTTGACCCACCCAGGCTCCGAATAATTCCATAGGAAATTCCTCTCCCGCCTCAACTCGCTCTCGGATAAAACCCCGTAGCGTCTGAGAATGGATTTCGGTTTTCAGGTCGGGGGTAAATCCTTGCTGCTGTGCAAAAGCGGCAAAGGACCCTGCTTGCTCGTCCTCACCACGCCCAAACTGGCACGCGACTGTGTTTTTAATAATGTCGTCGTATCCGTTATCTCGTAGCCAATCGTAAGCGGTGGGCCTGTTTTCTACGAGGATGGAGGCCCCGTAGGTTTGCCTGACCTCCACAGTAGACCCGTCGTCGAGAGCAAAAGAGGAGATTCCAATCTCGTGTAGCATGGCAGGCATTTCTTCATCGGTAAGCTTTAGCAAGTCCTTCTTGGTCTCTTTGAGCTGCTGCTCAAGCACCTTTAATTTAGCTTCTTTGTCTCGGATGGTCCTCGCCATTGAAGCTATGGACGTTAATCCCTGCTGGTCAACTTTTTCTACTGATGTCGCCTGCTTCTCCTCGAAGTCGTGCTCCATCAAATCTGTCAGATCATCACTCATCGTGGTTCTCCGTTCGCGGTTAAAGGCACCATTTGGGCCTTGACAATTTTTGATATTATCTTATACGGGGGTACTGTCAAGTGGGTTTGGAGAAAAGAGACTTTTATGCAGGGGTACGCTTTTGAGACGACGCCATACGATCACCAAAGGAAGGTGTTTGAAGAGTCGTGGGCCGCGGAGCATTTTGCTTTCTTCATGGAGATGGGCACAGGTAAGAGCAAAGTGGCGATTGACACGATGGCCGCGCTCTACGAATCCGGTAAGATTAAAGCGGCGTTGGTTATAGCTCCGAAGGGGGTTTATGATAACTGGGTGAAGGGCGAAATACCTATTCATCTCCCCAAAAGAATATCGCGCAGAGTGCTACGTTGGACGCCCGCAAAGACGCAGAAGTACGAGGCGGAGCTAAGAGATTTCATTGTAGACCGCGATCCTCTGCTAAAGATATTTGTCGTCAACGTCGAGGCGTTCTCTAGTTCACGCGGCATGGATGCTGCGGAGGCTTTTCTTTACCAAAACCCCGAGAACATGGCGCTTGTCGATGAGTCTACGACAATAAAAAACAGGAAGGCTGCGAGAACGAAAAACATTGTTGCGTTGAGGGCTCTGTCTAAATATCGCAGGATATTGACGGGTTCTCCGATCACCAAGAGCCCTATGGACTTGTTTAGTCAGTGTAATTTTCTCACGGATAAGGCGCTTGGCTTCAACAGTTATTTTGCGTTCCAGGCGCGGTACGCCACCGTACAACGCCAAACTATGGGTCCTCGCAGCTTCCAGCAGATCGTCGGGTACCGAAGGTTGGACGAGCTTTCGGACAAGATGGATAAGTTCAGCAGCCGCGTTTTGAAAGAAGAATGCTTGGACCTGCCCGCGAAAGTCTATGTGCGTAGGGAGGTTGCGTTTACCCCGGAGCAGCACCGTCTTTATAGCCAGATGAAAAAGTTAGCTTTGGCAAAGATGGAGTCAGGCGAGCTGGCTACCACCGCCAGCGTTTTGACGCAGATAATGCGTCTACAACAAATCTGCTGCGGTCATTTGCAGCCGGATGAGGGAGAAATCACGGAAATAAAGAGCAATCGTTTAAACGAGATGCTCGACCTCACCGACGAGTTACAGGGTAAGGCCATCATTTGGGCGACGTACACACACGACATCCAACAGGTAGCCTCTGCCCTGCGCGACCGCTTCGGACCCGAAGCGGTCGCAACCTATTACGGAGGGACCCCGCAAGACGAGCGGCAGGAGATTGTTGATCGTTTTCAGGACGAGGACGGCCCTCTGCGGTTTTTTGTCGGTCAACCAAAAACCGGAGGGTATGGGATTACCTTAACGGCAGCCAACACCGTGATTTACTATAGTAACAGCTACGATTTGGAAATACGTCTACAGTCAGAGGATCGCGCACACCGAATAGGTCAGACAAATAAGGTGACGTATGTGGACCTGGTCACCCCGGGAACCATAGACGAGAAGATTTTACAGGCATTGCGGGCCAAAAAGCACCTTGCTGGGCAAGTCTTGGGAGAGGAGACTAGGGGCTGGCTTGTTTCTTAGATAGAATCTTTTCTCCAATCGTACAGGCTCTCTCTCCAATTAGATAACGCGCTTCCTTCGTCAGACAGGTTTTCTCTCCAATCGGGTATGGCCCCTGGAGCTTCGGGCAGGTTCTTTCTCCAATTGGATAGCTCGCGTCCTTCGTCAGACAGGTTTTCTCTCCAATCTGGTATCTCAGATTGACGCTTCGGCTGCGGGGGGGCCCTCGGCCTTTGCGGGGGCGTCTGGAGCATGGTCCATGCGGGGTTATTGACGTCGGACTCTGCTTGAGAGATCAGTCTTTCCGAGGAGGTTGAAGCGGGGACTTCGGTATCCGTTTCGGGAAGGGCCATTGGAGGCCTCCACGACGGTCCAAGCAGCTCGGTAGTCGGTTGCTCTGGCACTTCGGGTGTCGCCCCTTCCGTCTCCTCTGGAGTGGGTACCCTTGGAGTGGGTACCCTTGGAGTTGGCACCCCTGGAGTTGGCACCCCTGGAGTTGGCACCCCTGGAGTTGGCACCTCTGGGCCTCCGGCCTGTTCAGGTAGACCGTAGTGCAGGTCCAGTGAAGCAATGATTCCTTTTAAATACTTTTGTGTCTCTTCAAAAGGAGGGACGCCTTCGGACCTCCTAACATTACCAGGGCCCGCGTTATACGCCGCAAGGGCCAAGGGTATGCTTTCAAAGGTGTTCAGTTGTTTGCGGAGGTAACGCGCACCCCCACGGACATTATCTTCGGGGTCATTTCGGTCAACTCCCATCTCCTCTGCCGTACCGGGCATGAGCTGCATTAGGCCACTTGCGCCTGCTTCGCTTGCCTGAGAATGTATGCCGCGGCTTTCTTGATAAATCACACGTAAGATCAGGAACGGGTTGATCCCCTCCTGTCGAGCAATTTCGTATGGGTCGAACCCGTAGTTCTCCATAATTCTGCCGCGCATGTCATTTAGTTCTTCCGCTCCCACGAAAGGGACCTCGTCCACGCTATTGGGGTCGAACCCGTATCGCTTAATCAGGGCATCCGTCTGGGCATCCGTCTGGTTTTCTCGAAAGAAAAGCCCGCCGACTCCCGTCGCTTCGTCTTGATCCGCCATCTAAGTCAGTCCCTGCTCATATTTCTTCCGCCCGGACCCTAAAAGAGCGGATTGATTGTCTGACGCAGATTGGCTGTCCCCACCAAAGTGCGCGCGCTCGGCTTGGCCTACAAGATCAAGGAAATAATCTACTCTTTGCCGTCCTTTATCGACCGCTAGTTGTGCGCGGGGCGCGGCATACGTCTCGTACAAATGGGTCTTGTACCTGTCTAGAGGCATTGCGCCTCCTTGGTTAATGCCTTGGAAAAGACCTCCGACGCCCTGCTGGCGCGCCGGTTGAAGCTCCGTAGTCCGTGCCCTCGTGGATAACGTAACGTCTCCCTGGGAGGTTAGCGGCGGCAGTTCGTGTCCGCCTTGAGGGCTATAGCCGCCCTCCGCCCCTCCCTCTCGTTGCATCAAGGAACCGACAGCGTTTTGACCAGGCAAGATCGAGTCAGCGTAAGGTGACGAAACGACGCCTCCATATTCCATATTCTGTACCGGACCCGAAAAGGGGTTTAGCCCGGCGATCCCTTGGGGCGGCGAATACAGAGGGGTGTCGGGCCGCCTAATCGTAAGTTCGTTAGGAGGCGGAGTAGGGCCCGGAACCCAAGGAAACCAAGGAAGCGTAGCATCAGGCGGAGGAGCTACCGGAGGAGCTACCGGAGGAGCTACCGGAGGAGCTACCGGAGGAGCTACCGGAGGCCTTATAAAGGGGTTACTTACGGGAGGAGCTACGGGAGGAGCTACCGGAGGAGCTACGGGAGGAGCTACCGGAGTATCTACCGGAGTATCTACCGGAGTATCTACCGG